GCTTTGGAGCCCCAATATGCCTTACGCTTTTCTTTATTGTGCTTTATTGCTTTTTCGAGAGACATAGAAATTTTATAGATTTATTTAAAAGCTTAAATTTTAATTATTTCCACAGCCAAAGGAAATTTTGATGCTGGCCTAACAAAATACGATGCGAAGGAAAGTTCAATTTATCTAAAAACATTTCAATAAAATTTTGAGTTTCTTCTGAGGAAAAGTCGTGCATTTCAATAAAAACTTTTCTTATTTTATTCCATGTTTTTATTGGAGTGTCATTAAATGCGGTTTTTTCGGCGCCTTCGATATCAACTTTCATATAATCAATTTTTTCTATACCATGCTTTTTAAGAAATGTTTCCAGCGTGATGGCTGGACAATCCCTATACTCCGAATTATTAGGCCATTTTGATACTTGAATCGTTTCTTCTTTATTGCTGATTCCTACATTTTCTATTGTCCAATTATCGTTTTTGTTTTTATTTAAAGCCTCAAAGATATCCACATCTGGTTCTATTGCATAGATTTTACTTGCTCCGCAAGATTCCGCCCTGATCGAAGACATTCCTATATTTGCCCCTATATCCAAAAATACATCTCCTTCCTCTACTCCTGGGCCGTGAAAATTCAATTCGTTGTGAATCAAATTGCCCCAAGCCATAGCGCCCTCCCATCCATATCTTCTGTATAAATCCATAGCTGATCCAGAAGTGTTTTTCCAAGTTGAAATATCTACTATTTCGGAGTTTTTTGAATAAAATTTTGTTCTAATTGGTTTTTTGAGAGACATAATAATTTATTATCTTTTCTGAAATTGTTTCTGGGCTTGGGATGCAGCGAAAATTAATATTTAATGGACAAGCTTGAACTCTGAACTGGCTTAAACCATTCGGTGTTACATAATATTTTAAATTACCAAGGCATTTTTCAAAGCATCTTCCTTCTATCACTGATAATTTATAATCATAAGAATTGTTTCTATAAGGCTTGTGCCACTGGTTTTCGAAATAAGAGTTGATTAAAAATATCTGAGTCTCTGTTGTTCCAGCCAGAACATACATTCCCGTGTCAAATGTCAAGTAGCAAAATGAATCATTTATCAGATGCCAAGATTCACTGATTGAATCAATGGCGCCTCGTAAATTTAATCCATTATTTATTTGGAGATCGTAAGTATGCTGTGTCGGACCTTCAATAACAACAGGAATATCTTTTTTATTTAAGCTATCTACGATTTTTTGCCAGCCTTCTTGCCCTAAGTCTCTATCTACCCCTCGCTTTGAAGCGTTAATCAAAACATAATCTTTGGGCAACTCTCTTTTAATGGGCTTTTCCCGAAAGAAGAAAATCTGCTCTTCTTCTGGTAGAAGAGAAAACCCGCATTTATTTGCGATATACTGCTTAATGTTTATGCCAAACCAGAATGGATTTTCGCCATTAAGAGGGCGAAAGCAAAATGGATTGGCCGCTTGAGAAGAAAAGTCAAAATCCTTCAGCGAAAATATATCGCCAACATAAGGATTATTTTTGAATAACTGTGGGTGCTGAGTGACAATACTGATTTTTTGTTTAAAAGTTAAACTAAGCCTTTTTACTGTAGGCAAAAACCAAATAGTGTCGCCCAGCCCAAACCAACTAGGCTCGGTTGACAGAACGATTTTTCTTTCTGGCATTGGTGCGCTTTTCTTGCTTCAGCTTATCCTTGGCGTACTTTTCCATTCCTTCTACGGTCATCACATCAAGCTTTGTTGTGATGTACTCGTAGAATTCTGGAAAGTTATCTCGCATCAACTTTAGATTAATAATGGTCGAACTTGCAGACGGGCGATTAAAAGAATTATAAAGAGTCTTGATAGCGTCTTGATCACCTTCCATCACCAGCGACCGCAGATTAGGACTGAGGAAAAACGCTACCATGCAATCAAGCAGGCTTTTCGCCATTAAAGTTGTGGTGGTGGTGAAGTTATCTTGGCTGACAAAAAATGTCTTTATTGGAATATTCCAAACAGACATCACCTCGTCTCCATAGCAGATTTTAACGATAAGACCTTTTTCTTTAAGCTCTGACCAGATAACGTCTCCTAAACAGCTATGGCAAACCTCAAAAAAGTTTGAAACTTTCTTTTGAAATTCTACGGGTGTGGCAGATTCATCTTCTGAACCAGCGATTTTTTGAGTTAGTTGAACGATGACTTTTTTGAAGTTCTTTCGGGTGATTTTCTTGCCGACAAAATCTTCGACATCGGTTTTAATCTTTGACAGTTCAGAGAATACTTTCTCTTCCTGTTCTTTTTTAGTCATCATATTAGGCGTGAATTAGATTGTCTAATTCGTTTTGAGTGATTTTGAGAACCCAGCCTTGGACATTTGTCCAATATTCGATTGAGGAATCGAAAAGATCTTTCTGTTTATTCTCTACAGAGAATGGCTCATCTTTGTAAAGGGTAATTGTTTGATAAGGAAGTCCAAGCTTTGGATTATCAGCAAGGACGGAAAAAGTCGATGTTGGCTTATAGTACTTTATCATTTGTGGAGAATAGTTCAATTGCGCCTTGGAAAAGATAGGAGTCTTGAGTCCAGTAATTATGGTTCATCCAGCCAGAAATGACAAGGCAATATTCCTTGAAAACATTTCCCTGCTGCTCAACAAGAAGGCAAGTATTTTTTAGTTCGCCATCTAGAATCGTAACATAAAGAAATGGGTTTTTATAGGAAACGACATCGACTAAATAAGTCGAAGTCAGGTTGACCCCAACTTTTTGGGCGGAAACATTTGGGATAACAAAACGAGCTTTATATTTCATGTTACGTTTAGGAATTTCTTGATTTGTGAAACAGCTTCATTCTTTTCTTCCACAGCCTTATCAAAGAAAAGTTGCTGATACATAAGGTTAGTTTGAAAAGCTAATGAATCTGCATAAGCAGCTACGCCATCTTTAAGTTTATCATTGGTGATAATTAGGTTCTCTGGGATCTTGTAGCCGCATTTCTGGATCGTGTTAGCGCAGTCGGCATCGAACAGCATCACAACGTCAGACATCAAAGCTTCATAGAAACGGTTGGCAAGAAAAGCATAGTTAGTGTGAGTATGCTCGTCTTCCATATAAATTGAATATTTAAACTTGCGGAGGTCTTCGTTGTTCTTTTGCCATTCAAGCTTTGGCATATAGTTGCAATCGCAACCAAGAGCTTGGAACTTCTTCCAGTTTTTGCTGGAAGCTGAAAGGAAAACGCCCCTTGTCAAGAACTTCTTGAAAGATTCTGCCCGCCACTTGCGATAAGTTCCATAATAAATAACCCCATTCTTATCTGAGCAGTTTACTGGGGTTCTTTCTGGATCAATAATCAAAGAGTTTAAATTAACCGTGAGCCACTTGTGAATAAAGTCGTTAAGTTTTCTATTTGCGATATTCTTGTTCAAAATCCAATGGCGATATCCTTCTCTTGGATTGTTGCAGATCATATCGTACACTAAACCCATATTGATTACGCCCCAGCGCAAAAGCTGATTGTCTTCAACATCGTGATCATTTACGAGCCAAATATAACGCGCCTTTGGGTTCTTCTCAAGGATTTGCCTGTAAGGCACATGAGGCATATAAGGCGAAGCATAAGCGCAAATGATTACATCGTATTGCTTGGCAAGCACTTGTGGAAGTGCGTACTCGCCATCAAGAAGATCCGCCCCTAGAGCGCGCTTCAAAATCAGACTATTGCGGCAATGTACGATAGACGTATCGCTGTAGTCTTCGGCAAGGGGCTTGCGTTTACTGGTCGCTTCGATAATTAAAATATTCATGCTTTACAGAAATTTCCTTGCTCGTTGGTATAGTATATTTCTTTGAACTCAACATCTTTCAATAGCTTTTGGCAGTGTTTGCAAGGTTTGCCCATTGCTAATTTGTCATTTCTATCGATTCGAAAAGTAACCAAAGTATTTCTGGTGTGATCAACTTTACCCGATTTAATGATCGCACAAGCTTCTGCGTGAAGTCCACTCCCATCAAAGTAACCATACTTTTGGTTAATTGGGTGCGACTTTTTAGAGTTCTTACCAATCGAAACAATTTTGTTTTTATTTAAAATGAATGCGAAATGACGGCAACGCAAGTCAACCCCATCATAGATGATTAGGCTTCTGGCTATCTGAACCAATCTTTCAAACCTCATTCCCTACGGGAATACGATTTCTCAAAACTTGTCAAGCCTTTTTGAACTTCAGTTTTAGAAAAGCGTCATTATCTTCCATAACCTCCGTAAACCCATAGGTTTTCAGCAATTTTAAGAAAGCGTTGAGTCGCTTTCTCTTTTTAAATACATTTATAAATATCTCGGGATATTTGGAGTTGGCAAAGACCTCGTATACTGAATTTTTAATCTGTTCGCTCTGATAGACCTTGGGATCAGAGAATACGTAACTTAACTCCGCAGACAAGCTGGTTATCTGTCTAAAAATCAAAACACAAAAAATGGCTCCATTAGGAGCCACGTAAACTATAGAGTTTTTTGAGTTATTTTGAATATTAACGGCAATCTCCTTAAAAAACATAGAAGGAGACACGGTAGAAGTGATTCCGAATGCCCCTTGGGCTTTTATAGCTAACCTTAGAACTTCTGGAATATCATTGGTTCTTAATGGGCGAATCTCAAAGGATTCTATTTTTATTTGGTTTTTAGTACCCATAAGTGTAATATAATCTAAAGGTAAAAGGAAATGTCAAGGCAGTCTAATCAAAAGATCAATGCGGAGCTTTTCTCACTAGAGCCAACAGCTTTATTGGAATTCTTCGTCATTTATTATGATTACGTTAATCAGCCTGATGAGAAACTTTACATTCATGGCGGAACTAATGGAATACAAGGGTCAATTTATTGGCAAGGTCAAGAGTATTCGCCGTTTCCAATTCAAAGCTCAGGGTTCGAAAGCAAAGGCGACGGAAGCCTGCCTAGGCCCAAACTAGCTGTATCTAATCAAGACTTTTTTATATCTAATTTACTCAGAAGACACAGCAATCTGATTGGAGCTAAAGTAGTTAGAAAAAGAACATTTTTAAAATTTTTAGACAATCAGAACTTTTCTGAAAGCAGAAATCCTTATGGCTCCGCAGATTCGACAGCGGGACTGGAAGATCAAGTATTTTTTATACTCAGAAAGTCTGCTGAAACTAGATCTATAGTGGAATTTGAGTTGGCTTCGCCACTTGAATTAGAGAATGTCACCTTCCCAAAAAGGATCGTGATGTCTCGTTATTGCTCTTTTCATTATCGTGGGCTTGGTTGTAGATATTCTGGCCCACCAATAGCAGATGAAAACGATGTAAGAATATCTTATGCTACAGACATGCGCGCTGGATTGATCAGAAGAAAGTATAGTAATGACGGCTCTGCGCCGTCAAGCGCAGATGATTTTACTGCAAAATTAGCAGCTTCTACGTCTCCTTCTGAAACAGTAACCGCAAATGCGACAGTAGACAATGAAACGTCAAAAAGTTACGAATTCATTGGTTATTTTAGAGTTGATCGTGGAGAGGCTGGAAGATACTTTCTTGGCGTTGATCCTGACGACGCAGCCGATATTTTATTAAATGGAAGAGTCGTTGCTAGCAGTTATACTGGAGGCAATCAAAACGGCTCCGCTCCAAAAGGAACTCAAGTTATTCAAGAATGGCTACAAGAGGGCAATCACAGAATTTTAATTCGTTTCTGTGCCGCCGCAACTTCTCCGCAAGGTTTAGGCTTGTACTACAAAACTCCTGGATCTGATACTTGGACTGCAATACCAGCATCAAGATTTTATTACGATATTGATGAAACTGGGAAAATGACAACTAACCAAAGATTTAGCAAAGACATATCTTTATTTAAAAATGTTGCTTTAGACGGTTATTCTTTATTTGATTTTGGTTCGGGAGATCGAGCCAAATGGAAATTAAAAACTCAGTATAGAGTTGGCGATTTCGTTTATTTGGAAAACTTTAATGTAAAAGTCCCAAAGCAAGATATAAACGCTATCCCAAATTGGGAGCCGTTGAATAAAGTTTATATCTGCATTAAAGACCATACAAGTTCGTCAAATAATCACCCATTTTTTAATAAGGTTTATTGGTTGGCGGATCAATGTTCAAGAACCTTAACTGGATGCTCATTTAGATTTGGCAAACAAACCTCATTGCCATTTGGTGGATTCCCAGGAACAGAAGAATATTCAATTAATCAATGAAAACTATTGTTGAACACGCTGAAAAATCTGACCTTGAAGTTTGTGGCTTTATTCTTGTTGAGAATGGCGAGTTAAAAACTGAGCCTGCAAAAAATATAGCTGTGTATGAAAATGATGTATTTGAAATACATCCACTTGAAATTTTACGCCACATTAGAAGCGGCAAGCTGGCTGCGATCTACCACACGCATCCTCAAACAGAAGAGAAGGAATCTAAGTTTGATAAATTTAATTGTGATAATTCTTGTATTCCCTATGTAATCTATAGCAAGCAGAGTAATAAATTTAATCTTTTGGTTCCAAGAAAACCTCACGTAAAAAAAGAAAACTTAGAATTATTAAAAAAGCAATATGACTAATGTTTATTTATACGGTGAGTTGCAAAACAAATTTGGAGATGAATTTAGATTTAACATAGGTTCGGCAAAAGAGGCTTTGCTTGCAATCAATGCTAATAGAAGAGGCTTTCTGGATGAGATAAAAAAGTTAGGAAGCAGAGGAGTGTTTTAC